AGACCAGATCCCCGTAGTGCCGGATCATCGACGTGATCGGCGTGTTGCTGTCCCCGACGTGGACTTCATATTCATCCGGGAAATAGTCCGCCCTTGGCATCCCGTCATAGTCCATCCCGGAATAGAGTGCCCGGTTCGTCCCGTCGCCGTAGAGAAAGACCATGTTGTCCGTGGGCCCTGAGAACAGCTCTGCGAAGCGGTTCCCCGTCACCTGTGCGCGATAGTCGATTGCCGTCTCCACGAAGTAGCAGATTTCGTAGCTGTTCACGCTCCGTGCCGGGGCCGTCCCGAATGTGACCTGTCCATTCGTCGTGTCCACGCTGTAGTCCGTGGAAGGCACTTCGTCCCCCGTCCCCAGGTCCTTGACGTAGCACTGGCTGTCCCAGCTGATCCCCTGCTCCGGCAGCGGGAAGGTCACGCCCGTCCCGTCCGGGGAGATCCAGACCCGCCGGTAATTCGTGAGTCGGTTGATGTATTCGCCCGTCGTCTCCCCGCTTGAGGCGTCGTCCGTCCCGGCCACCACCGGCCCGATGCCGATGGCCACCAGCGGGACGTAGCCCTTCACCTGCGAGAGCATCGCCCCGTCATAGACGTAATAGTCCTCCCCGTCGAGGATGTACACGTTCCCCGCAAACGGGAAGAAGCTCACCCGCCCGTCCGTGTTGATTTCGCCCAGCTGGTTGCGGGTCATCCGCCCCGTCTCCTCGTCGTACAGGCTCCACACCCAGCCGTTGCAGGCGGCAAGCAGCATCTCCTTGCCCTGCACAAGGCCGTTCCAGAGCCCCGCCACCGACGCGCTCACCGACGGAACCGACTTCATCCGGTATCCGCCGAGCCAGGGCTTCCCGTTCACCTCGTACAGTGAGTTTTCGTTGAGTGCGTAAGGGAGCTCGTCGTACCAGATGTACAGGTACTCCCCGTCTTCCAGCGCTTCCAGCTGCTCCCGCAGCTCTGCCAGCGTGATCTCCGTCGAGGCGTTCAGAACACTCAGCACGCCGTCCTCAATCGTCGCCGCCCCCGGCTCCGCGTAGCTCAGCACGCCATTGTGGATTGTTGCCGAGTTGGTAATCATGGTGCCGTTGAGGATGGATGCGCCCGTTCCAATCAGCGTGACCTTCCCCGGCACCACGTCCGCCGATGCGTCCTGATAGATGGCAAAGCGGTCCTCGTCCGTGACAACCTGAAGCGCACGGATGTCGCCGCTGATCTCCAGGCTGTACGCCGGGCTCAGCCCAGCCACGAACTGCGTGCCGGGTCGCCGCTTGAGGTTGCCGTCTCTCGTGATCTTCCAGTTGACCATTTTCGAGGCTTCGCCGAGACTGAGGCGGGTGTCACCGTCCGGGGCCTCATTGAGCCCGCCCCATTTCTTCAGGCTGAAGATTCTTTCGTTCGTTACGCCGCTGACTGTCGCCATCCCGGTCCCCTCTCAACTCTCCTCAGCGCCTCGCCGAGTTCCTTGAATCCGGTTGTCCGCCTTTCCGCCGTTGCGCTGGTCTCTACCGTGTCGCCCTGTCCGCCCTGAGCGGGAGCGCCTCCTTCCGCCGCGCCTCCGCCCTGGGCCTGCTGGGCCTGTGCCGCTGCCATCTGCTGCTGCAGCATCATCTGCTGCATCTGCTCCTGCTGCTTCATCTGCTCCTTGAGCTCCGCGATGAGTTCGAGGCGTCTGGTCACGTGGCCGTCCGGTACTCGCTCGAGGAACTGAACGCCGTTGATGACCTGACGGTCAAGCAGGTTAGACAGCGTCTCCATGCTCGCGATCTCGCTGTAATAGCTGCTCGCGCCCGCGTCGATCTGGATGTTCATCTCGTGATCTCTGAGACTGCCGAAGTCGAAGTCCACCGGCACCGTCTCCGGGATCTCCATGGGCGGCTGTCCCGACATCTCCGCCAGCTGGCTGGCCTGCTCGAACATCGCCCGCATCTCGTCGGTCATGGCCATGTCCACCGTGCGCTTACCGTAGTACACCGTCATGAACTCCAGCCAGATTCTCCCCTGATCCTCGTCCTGATCGTAGGCGTTCTGCTGCGTCACCACATGCGGCGTGGCCGATGCCTTCTGAAGCGCGAGCACCGCCGACGTGTTGTAGGCCTTGCCTTCGCCCAGGGCCGCCTCCGTGGCGCCGAGGGTTTCCTGCGTCGTGTTGATGGCCGCCGTGATGTACTGGAACACCTGCGGGTGGATGGCAGGCGGGTCGATGGCCTTGATCGCGCCCTCCACGTTGCCCGTGACCGGAATCGCCGCGCCGACGCGGTTGTCGATGTGGGCGATCCTCGTCTTGTCATAGACGTATTTGCCGAAGGCGCTGCGGTACATGTTGAGGCTGCTCATCGCCCAGATCTTGTTGACAAAGATCTGGTTGGGAAGAAGTCCTGTCAGCATCGCCTGACCGTGATAGCTCTCGTCGATATAGTCCCAGCTGAGCCACACCAGCGGGTACAGCCGGAGGTTCGTGTTGTACGGCTCGCGGATCATCACATTGTGCGTGAATTCGCAGGCCCACACCTCGCCGTTGTCGTCGTCTTTCCACATCAGCGTGACGCAGGTCACCTTGTTGTCCGTCCGCTTGACCGAGTCCACCGCGTCCGTGTACTCCATGTCGTCCGGCAGAATCTGGTTCCAGTCCTCCGCGTCGTTCTCCACCGCCCGCTTCCTCGCCGCACGGACCATGTCCCTCTTCTCAATCATGATCCACGGCTGCGTCTGCACCTGCGCGTCGTTGGGGTTGCCGAAAAACACCCTCGTGTTCTTGACGATCTCCGTGCGGATCCTGCCCTTCTGGCCCTTGCCCGCCGGGGCGTCCGCGTCCCACCAGGTGTACATGCAGCCGTCCCCGCGGACCGCCGCGTCCCGGACGAAGATCTTCTGAAGCCTTGAGAACCTCACCTGTTCCAGAAGCCTTGAGAATTCCTCGTTCACGATCCGCACCGGGTCGATCAGTTCCTTCTCGTTCGGCGCCGCCTCCAGCGGGGTTGCCGTCATCCGCACATCGTCCGAGACGATGGACGCGACCGTGTGCCCCACGGTCCGCTTGAGGAAGTTGAACTGCGGCGTCGGCAGGCCGTTTGCCTGAATCCCTTCCCACTGCTTGCCGATGTAGAAGTTCTCGTTGGCCCGGACCGTCTCCTGAAGGTTGATGCGCGTGTTGTACGCCACGGAATCGGTGTAGTTCCGCCAGCCCCACTGCACGTCCGGCCTGTCCTTTCCGTCGAACAGGCCGAGCTCCGCAATCTTCTTTTTCTTACTCATCGTTCTTTGCTCCCGCGGCCAGGGCCGTCTTCAGGTCGTAGCCCAGGACGCCCGCCACCATCGCGTTCCATTCCTTCTCCGCCCGGACCCTCGTTTCCAGCTCGTCGTTAAGCTGACTCATCAGGACGTCGCGCCGCAGCCGCTCTTCTTTGACGTCCTCCGGTATCAGGCTCTGCACCTTTTCCAGTTCCGCCCGGATGGCTTCGTCCTCTTTCCTGAGGTTCTGAATCATCTCGTTGACCGCTCTCAGGGCTCCCTCCGCTGAGCGGAGTCTGTTCCGTTCCTCCTGAACGATCTCATTTACCGTGTTTAACGTCCTGTGCGCGATTTCTCCCACGTCGGCGGCCCGTTTGTTGGCCCGGAGTGCGACGCCGCCACAGAGCCCGCAAAACGCCACCACGACGATGGCCAGAATGATCATTTCCGTCATGTCTATCCTCCCGCGTCAGGCGGCGCCGAGGTAATCCGGCCCCGGTTCTCCGCCGCACATAAAGCTCTCATAATTCTCTTCCTTCTCATCCAGCAGGTCCTCGAAGCTCTTCCTGCGCTCTGCCTTCGGCTCCTCTGTCGGGGTGATCCTGCTCACGCAGAAGCCGCGCACCGCGTCCACCGTGTGGGTGATCTCGTGCGGGTCCTTGGCGCAGTCGTTCGGGTTGTTGTCGTCCGCCTGGATCTCCTCAATGTCCTTGATGACCCTGCTCAGATCCGAGAAGAACATCAGTCCCGGCATCGTCGCCGGTACCTGTCCCTCGGGAAACAGGCTCCGCACAAACGGGTCCTTCAGGGGCAGCGGGGCCATCATGCTCTTCATCGCCATGTGTCCCTGCACCCTGTCCCTCGGGCTCTGGATGATGG